GATAATTCTATTCCCTTTATACAGGGATATCCTTTATTGATGGAATCCCCAAAGGTTTGGTTTAATGCATGGAAAGTAAGTGCACGTGCGTGGCTTCCGGGTGGTGGAGGCAGAGTAGACAAAACACTAGATGCTATAATGGCTCACCCACTATATAACGTATCTGTAAGGGCGGGACTTGTTATCCCCAAAAGAGGATCAGGACAGGAAATAGAACAGGCACAGCTTATGAATACTTTTATAGGAAGAATAATGAGAAAGCTATGGCCTAGCGCGGCACAGGCTGAAAACGCCGCGATAGGGTTTCTTTCTTCTGGAAGATTTAATTATTTTGTAAGAGAATATGAAAAGATGATTGCACTAAAAAAGGCAATGGGTCAACCTGAATCTCTTACAAAAGACGAAATGGATGCGATTGTTCAATGGGCTCATCTTATTACAGGCAGAGGGCCACTAGGAGAATTTTTAGATAAAAAAACTGCTGAAGGAGGATGGAAAGCCATACAGGCAATCATGAATGCAACTGTATTCTCTGCAAGAAAAAACTCAGCAGATTTTCTATACGCTCCTGTAATGCTTAAAAAAATGGCTGAAGGAAGAAGTACAAGGATGGGGATAGATAATACGGCAGAAGCACATGCAAATATGTTTACACGTGTATTGGCTCAACAGAGATCTAGGGCGGCAATAATAATGTTCTATAGAGGTCTTGCAATTCTTAAAACAATTGGATTTCTAGGAGGACTTAGGGAAATGTTAGATATGACCAAGGGTGACGATGAACTCCTTGATTGGTTTGAAGACAATCTACACGCATCTTTCAAGCCGGGCTCAACTTTCCTAAAGTTTAGGATTGGAAAGACTTGGGATAGTCCTTTTGCATCACAGGCACAAGTAGCATCTTTTATGTATGAACTTCTATTTGGAGAAAGATGGACTAGCACAGGGGTTAAAACGCAGATAGGCTTAGGACAGTCCCTTTTAAAATTCGGTAGAAATAAATTATCTCCATTGGCATCTGCAATATTGGGATATTCTACAGGAAGAGGATATGGAGGGGAGTGGTTTGAATTTAAAGAAGACTTAAGTAAGACTCCTGCCCTTGATGAGAGAAGCAGTTTTTGGTATAGACACTTGACATCTATATCTCTAGACTCTCTAGTAGAGATATGGGACAACTATATAGTTCAACCATCAATACCAGATCAAATTAAAAAACGGCTTGGCATTCCTACAGATAAACCTACACCGGTAACTACTAAAGAAATGTTGGAAACACAGCCAGACCAAAAGATATTGGGCTTAATAGCAGGAATAGCAGGGTTTCACGGAAGAGGTTCTACTTGGATGGCTCCAGAAGAAGAGGTTGCTAGAGCGTTAGATATGGATATAGAAGATGTTCCAACCTCTGTTATGGCAAAAGGAAAGAAAGCTGTTAGAGATATTGAGCGTGAAAGGACTGGCGTAGTAAGAGATAGTGACTTTGAAGTTCTCCGAGACGAAAGAGATCAATCTATACAAAACATCAAATATATCCCTATCACATGGTCAGAGACCGGAGAAGAAAAGTTTGTAATAGAATGGGCTGAAGACTTTAAAACCACCGAAGATATTCCTTATGAGTTAAAGAAAAAGATTTCAGATCTATTGTTTAATATTAGTGCAGAACATAGGATAAAAACACAGGCTCTTCTTGAAAAACCGGGGCGTATTACAGACAGAGACACGGACATAGAAAGACAAAGAGCGGGTATGGATACAAAAAATAGACTGTTAAGTCAGTGGTGGCAACAGGCCTCACGAGCACAGGATATGAATAGCTATAGTGAAAGATTTACTAGCTATATTAATGGAATAGAAAATTCCAGAGAACTTACAGAAGCAGAAAAGAAAGAAGCAACACAACATATATATGCATCTGCATATCCATACGATATACCGAGCTGGTTATTAAAATTCCTACCACCTACGACCCAAAATAAAATAGTTGAAAGTAGAGATGCAGCATCATGGGCATTAGATTATTATAAGAAGACTGGAAGTACTAAGAAGGTTGACAATAATAGATAGTGTAACTAAAATTTGAAATAATGGAGGGAAATATGGTTACAAATAATGAAGAACAGACAACAACGGCCGAGCCTCAAGCAGAGGTTCAGGTAGAAGATATTACGCAGGAGCCGGTAGCAGAAACTACCGAGCAACCAGTGGCAGAGGAGACTGCTGCACCTACTGAGCAACCACAGGCTAAAGAACCTGTAGCAGAAACAGCTACAGAAACACCGCCTGTTACTGAGCCTACAGGCCCAACGCCTGAACAGATACTTGCTCAAAGAGAACTGGAGTTAAAATACTATAGGGAACAAGAAGCAGAAAATCAGTTAAGGCAGAAGGCGGGTCAATATCAGACTGACCTTATAAGCCAAGGATATTCTTCAGAAGAAGCTAATAAGGCTGCAAATAATTTTTATGAACAGCAAAAACAGATAGAACAACAGAAAGCCTTTACTGAAATGCAGAGGCTTGAGTCTATAGGAAAACAAAAAGCAACTATATTCTACGCTAAAAAATACAACTTAGGTATAGATGACTTATTGCAATTAGAAAACTCTATCAATCCCGGTCAGATGGAAGCTATTGCAAGGCGTATAAGCGAGGAAAGGAAACTACGACAGGAGCTTGATGCCCTAAGACAGGGGCAGGTTCCGCCACAACAATTTGATACTAATCAACCTGCTGCAAGTGCATCAGGTTCTGAGGACGAACTCATGGATCAGTATATAGCGGGGGTAAGAAACCCCCAAACAAATGCTGCAGCAGCACGGGCTGCTGGGCGAGGCTAATTCTTTACCAATAGGAGGTAATCATGCCACAAACCGCTACAACTGGGAATCTAGAAAATGCCCAGAAAATAATTATAAGTGCGGCCCGATACACCGAGGAGCACAACGCACCTGCTATGGCTCTCATAGAGAGTTTTAGCCTTCCAAAGGGTGCAAAACAAGTAACTGTTCCTAAAGTAGGACAGATGTCTATGTCAGACCTAGTTGATGGTCAAGACATAGTAGACGAAGAAGAGATCGGTATGACAACTGTTGACCTTACTGCTTCAGAAGTAGGTGCTAAAGTTATCATTACTGATAAACTTCTAAGGCAATCAGCAGTCAACGTGTTCTCCATCATAGGAAGACAGTTGGGTGATGGTATGGCTAGGAAGAAAGATACAGATGTTCACGCATTGTATTCTGGATTCAGTACTAGCCTTGGTGCAGCAGGCACAACTATGAGCCTTGCTAATATTGCAGGAGCAATAGCTTATGCCAAAGCAAACAAGTTCGGTAGTCAGTTATATATACTTCAGCATCCAAATGCTGTATTTGATATAGCCAATACTGCTGTAACTGCATCAACTACATACCCTGTGCCAAAGGGTTGGAGTGAGGACTTGCTCGGAGAGTTCTTCAGTGGGTTACGACCTCTCAACGGAGTACCTATCTTTGAAGATGGTAACCTATCTGTTGACAGTAGTGACGATGCAGTAGGTGTAATAGCTGACAAAGGTGCATTATGTGTACTTAACAGCTTGCAGACCAAGACTGAAAGGCAGAGAGACGCATCTCTAAGAGCAACAGAAATCGTAATGGTATCTGACTACGGTGTATTTGAACTTGATGATAGCCGTGGAGCTTCTCTTACTATGGATGCAGCTGCTCCTTCAACTTCTGCGTAAGGAGTTGTAAATGACATCACGTAATGAAATAAGGGATGAATTAGTTGACGCAGGTTATTCAGTCAGATGGCTGGATGAATGGCCTGATAAGACTGTTTTATACAGGCATAAGCCTCAATATAATGTAGAAGGTAAATTAGTATTTGATGTTGGTAGTACATTAGAAGGAGTTCCCGGAGCTCCTGAATATGTATTGCGAAAAGCTAGGTTGGGGTTTTATAATGTTCCGCCTAGTGAAAATCATGGTTGTAGATGGTGCAAAGAGAGAGCTGTATCTAAACCTACCCGTGATGAAAACGGAAAGTTCGTTAAAAAACAGGCTGATGTGTAAAGATTGACCGAGCATTAGCCTGTTAAATAAATATCGGTTGGTCGCAGGGCTTGACCCTGTAATTAAATAGGAGGCATATTAATATGTCATTTCCAACGACAGTAAATTTAAAGATGGGATGGGAAAAGGATGAGACTTCTTCACAGAAGCACAAGCTAGGAACTAGAGGCGTTACGCCAGACGGTAGAATCTTTTACTATGCTGAAAATAGTGGTACAGCTATTGATCATGGTGGATACCTAGTAGATGGTATAGCTGCAGTAGCAGCCCATGATATGGACTTAGCAGCAACAGCTACAACCGCAGGTTCTACATCATTTACAAGTGGTACATCTTTGACG